TAGGACCTGGCAAGGAATGGGAACGACGAAGAATGGAGACGTTTACGCCACGGTTGCGGGGGGAGATATCTATATGCTTCCAAGCGGAGACACTGATTTTGTAGCTCTCGGGGCTCCTACAAGGTCTTGGTCCGGAATCGGATCGAGGATGTTCTGACGATGGACAATATAACTAAAAGCCCGATCGAGAAATTCCCGGTACACTTCAATTTCTCGACCGACTTCCTTGAGGGAGAAAGCATCTCCTACAAGGCGCTGACCTGTGTTAATTCAGCAACCGGCGTTTCGTCCGTGGCCTCCATCATCGACAGCGAAACGATCAATTCCCCGGATGTGAATGTGGTTTTGAAAGGCGGGGTCGAAGGGGAAGAACACTCGATCCAATGCGTCATAACGTCGAACCTGGGGAACATCTACCAGCGGGACCTTCTTTTGATGATCGCCACGGTCGTTACGGACAGTTTCAACAAGCAGCCGTCCGATCGCCTTCTGTTCGATGTGGATTACTCGAGACGCCTCGAGGCGGGGGATCCGGTTTCCTCGGGGGCGGTTCTCGCCACGAAAGAATCGGACGGGTCCGACGTTTCCGGAACGATCGTTGTGCTCATCGAGGCGATCACCCCGCGGGTGGGTGTCCATGTCGCGGCGGGATCCGATGGTGAAACGTACCTTCTCGGGGTCCGGGGAACGACGGCCGCTGGGTACGTCTACGAGAAGAATGTCCGGATGAACGTCCAGGAGCTCCCATAATGGCCGTCAAATACCATCCCGTGAAGCAGCTCGACAAGGGGATCAACAGCCAGCTCCCCGGATCACTCGTCCTGTGGGCGATCGGTAGAAACGTGCGGTTTACGCCCGGGTACGTCTCGAAAACCCTTGGTGTGGCGTATCTCGCCTCAACCTTCGGACACGTTGCGGTCCGGGCAACCTTCACGTTCATCGGGACGGATGGGGCGGTCCGGACGATCGTATGCTGCGACACGGTGATCTACGCCTTCAACGAGGATTTTTCCTCGTACACCGATATCACGCCCTCGCCGGCGCCAACGGGCGGGGCTTCGGATGTATGGCAATTCGAGCTCGTCGCCGGTCTGCCGATCGTGTCGAACGGGAAGGACGCAATCTGGAAATGGCCGGTCTACGCCTCGGCGCTGACGGCCCTCTCGGGAGCTCCGACATGGGCGAAGCGGATTTCGACCTGTATGCACCGGCTCGTCGTGTCGAACATCCTCGAGGGGGGATTCACCTACCCTGGGCGCGTGCGATGGACGGAGCCAGGGAACCCGGAGAATTGGACGATCGACACGACGGGGAAATCCGGCCGGTTCGATATCATGGATTACAACACCGGGATTGAATCGCTGGCGAACATCAAGGCGCAGATCGCCAACGGCCAGAAAATGTTCTTCTTCGCGGAACGCGGGATGTGGACTTCTGACTTCGCCCAAGCGACGAAGCAGTTTGTGGAGACAGACCCCGACGCGGAGATCCTTTCCTCGAAATGCGTCTGCCGGCTTGGAAACTACATTTTCTACCTCGGGAAGCAGGACGTTTTCAAGACGGCGGGGGTGATGCCGGACGCGATCGGGCTCCCGATCCGTGACGAGTTGTTCGACAACCTCAACGAGAGCGCCCTCGACACGGCTTTCTGTTTCCCGGTCCGGGCCGCGTCCGAAGTGTGGTTCTGCGTGGCGACGGGCACGAACACAGTCCCGGACACGGCGTTTATCTACAACGACGAGTTGAAAGTCTGGACGGTCCTTGGTATCTCCTTCTCCTGCCACGGGGAAAAAGCCCTCACGGGGATCACAAGGGAGATCATCGGTACGGCTGCGGGGGATCTCCTGCAGCTCGACAGCGGCGGCAACGGGTACGCGGCCGCGGTCTACAACGCGATCGACGGATATATCGAGACGGGCGACCTGAATTTCGACCTCCCGGACCACATGAAGCGGATCGCCGAAGTGATCCCGGACCTGAAAGTGCAGACCGAAGTTTCCGAAATGATGATCCGGGTAGGTGTCCGGAACCGCTTGGGCGAGGATATCAAGTGGTCGGATCCCGTCCCGTTCACGATCGGGGTATCGGAGAAGTGCGACTTTGACGATTTTCGGAAGGAAGGGAAGTGGGTACGGATCCGGTTTTATTCCGATCAAATGGATTCCCCATGGTCCCTTGCGGGATTCACAGTAAAATACGAACTCGGAGGGACAAGATGAACAGCTCCAACGTGGTAGGAAGAATCCCGAAGGTGGATCCAGGCTCCGTGAGGGCACAGCTCATCCTCGGGCTCCTTCCGTGCATGAATCAGTTTCTACTGAACGCGGTGGCTCCGATCATTCTCCCTGGGATCAAGGAGCTTGCAGAGGCGTCCATGGGGGAATTCACGGCCTACCAGGTGATGAACGATATTCTTTTCGGGTCGAAGCAGCTCCACATGGGGTATGCCGACCGGACCGGGATCACGCCGGAACAGTTCCAGGAGACGTTCGCCAAGAAGCTGCTGGAACCGGCGAGGAATTTCGTGGGCTTCTCGGTCATCGAGCCCTTGCGAAACGCGGGATTCCATATCTACGCGGTCTATATCATGCCCGAATTCAGGGACTCGAACATGATGCAGAACGGCCTTGCGTACCTCGAGGCAGAGGCGAAAAAGATGGGATCGCCGTTCATCTCCATGGCGATGAGGCATGACGCTTCGGGGGCGCTGTCCAGCCTCGGGTACGTCGAAACGACCTCGAATTACAGGAAGCAGCTCGGCAAGGAGTAGGCCATGATTTCATCGGTAATCAGCGGAAGGGGTCGGTTCTCGCATAGAGCGGGGGCCCGTCGTTCCCTGTTCGATACTCCCCGGGGGGCCCGGTTCGGAGGCGGCGGGGGCGGTTCGCAGGATATGGTCAGCTACACGAACCTCCTGCCGACCTATATCACCGGGATCCAGACTTGGGCGACCGCGTACCTGTCGGCGGCCATGTCCATGATGGAATCCCCGGGAAACTTCACGGCGTATCCCGACCTCACCTATGCGGCGCAGAACGCGAATGAGCTTGCCGGGATCGCGGCCCTCGCCGCGCGCGGGACCTCGGGGGCTCTTGTCGAAGCTGACGGGAAAGAATACCTACGGAACCTGTACGACGGCTTGCTCATCAACACGAATTCCAAGATCGCGGCATTTTACGCGAAGAAGATTGAGGCGCTTCTCGAGGAATTCGATGACCAGGTGATGCCGACCATCCAGCACCAGCACGTTTTTTCCTTCGGGGGCAGCGATCACAACGTAGCGGAAGCCCTGGCGTCGAAGCTGATGATGTCGAAAATCAATGAGATCGCAAAGATGTTCTACGACGATTACCTGATCGAACGGCAGATGCAGCACCAGGGGGTTGCTCACGCGACCCCGTACGGGCTCCAATGTGTCCGGGACGGGGAAATGCTGCGACAGGCCGGAGCATACGAGCGGGAGTACGACCAGGGGTATCTGCAAGACGCTTGGGACCGATATAACGAGGCGTCGATCCTTCCGATCCGCAACCTCGATATTGCCGGGAACGCGATCAAGACGATCCTTTCGACCACAAGGACGCAGACCACGCAATACCATAAACCGTCTAACCTCTCGCAGATCGCCGGTTTTGCGATCGCGGGGCTGTCCCTGTATTCGATGTACGCAGGGACCACGCTTAACCCGTACGCGAACGCGGCGGTTGCGAAAGCGGGAGCAACGGCGGGATCGAAGGCTTTTTCTCCGGGCATGATGGGATTCGACAGGGACAATCCTGAAATGATCGGACAATAGAATGTCCACCAACACCGTCGTAACCGTCCCATCGTGGGCCCAAAACTATGTGAAGCAGTATGCTCAACGGGCGTACGATCTCTGGCAAGCGCAGACTCTCGTTGCCTACACGGGGTCGATCGTGGCGGCGCAGCCGCAGAATGAGGCTGACGGGATCCAGGCTCTCGCCATTCGGGGCGCCGGGGGGGATACCGTCATTTCCAAGGCGACGGCCTTCATTGACGATGTGATTCAGGGGAACCGTCTCGCCGGTACAAAACAGGAATTTATCGACGCCCTCGCACTCGTCACGGGAAACTCAACGACCGACTTCGCCTCGGTGAGCTCGAGGATCGGGAAGAAAGCACGGTACGTCGGGGATCCGGATTCTACCTTCCTTGCACAAGTCCTGGCGGCGGGATACCCCGCCACGTTCAATGCTCGGATGAGCGCGGCCTTGTACGCCGACAATTACGCGAAAGAGCGGGTGTTCCGCGATCACGCCCTCGCCTACGGCGTGGAAATGGGAAAGCATCCCGTGATCGACGCGGAGACGCTTCGCAAGGCGGGGCTGGCCAATCGGGAATACATTCAGAATTCGTACGTCCTGAATCACAAACTGTTCATCGAGCAGCAGGAAATGTCCGTGGCGAACCTTGAGATTTTCGGGAATATGCTCCGGGCGCTCACGGGGAGTCAGCAGACCACGACCTCGACCGATCCAAAATCGAACAAGGTGATGGGAGCGGTCGGAGGGGCAATAACGGGAGCGATGATCGGTTCTCAAATCCTTCCCGGATGGGGAACGGCAATCGGGTTTGTGGTGGGCGGTATCGCTGGCGCGCTATTCGGATAGGGGGGCATCATGGCAGACGCAATCGCTGGGGTCACGAAACCAAATCTTTTTCAGGATTGGTACAACATCGCGGTCAGGCCGCGGATCGAAGGGAATACGAGCTTCACCGGCGCGCGGAAGTTTCTGGATGAAGCCGGCCAGCCGTTGCCCCCAGCTCCCAACGCGGCACCGTTGAGTCAGCCCCCGGCGCTCAATGCACCCACGGCCTTCCCTGCTACGGATACCCCTCCCGCGGATCCGGGAACAGAAGTGGCACCCCCCAACGCGCCAGGAGCAACGATCATTGACAGTCTCAAGTCGGGAGTAAAAGCCGTAGGCGAAGGCGTCCAGAATCTTTCCCAGCCGGCGAAAATGGGGCTCCTTGGAGCTGGGCTTACGATGATGGCAACCCCTCCCAGGACGGTCCCCTATACAAATACGGAGATCATGGGGAGAGCTGGCTTGGGGGGCTTGTCGATCTATGAGAAGGCGCTTGAGGATAAGCGGAAAGCGGATCTCATGACGCAGACCGCGGAAGAACATAAAATCACCCAGGAGGATCGCAGACAGGCAAATCTCGATCGCGCGCAGTATTACAGGGACACGGCCGAAACGAGGAAGCAGAACGCCGATACGCTGGAACTTCAACGAGAGGCGACCACGGCGTACAGGGAAACGCTCAAGGAGAACGCGGATCTTCTCCGGGCGCCTGTCCCGGATGCCGTTTGGGACTCGATGGGGAAGCCGGAGCTCAAGGGAAAAGGAATCACCGGGAACCAATTCAAAGAATACGGGCTGGGGAATCTCAACCGTCCCTCGCCAGATAAATTCACAACGAGCGACGATGGAACCGTGACGGTCATTCGAGACGGTAAGCCGATCGCTCAATTTCACGGCATGGGAAAGACCAAGACGCCCCCAGCCGGCGCAAAGGGCGGCAAACCGACGAGCCTCGCGGAGAGAATGGCGCTTGCGGAGAAATCCTGGCGCCAGGATGAGGCGAACAAGGGGAAAGAACCGACCGTCGCTGATATTGCAAAGCGCGCGCAAGAGCTCTTTCCCCCCGCGGCTGTCCAGACCGCGGCGGCGAAGAAAAAAACATCCAGCTTGCGCCCGGGAGCGGCGGGAGCGGCATCGGCCGGTAACAAGCGGGTCAAAATGCCGAATGGCGAGGTTTGGGAATTCAACGCCGCTGGGGATCGCGTGAAATGAGCGCCTACGATGATGCTTTGAAGGCTGGTGGGGTTGCTGTAGCGGAAACCCCATACGAACAGGCCCTCAAAGCCGGGGGCAAGCCCTACGATCCGGGGGTCCTCGATCGAGCTGGTGAGCTCGCCCTGGATGCCTGGGATGCAGCTCGAAGCGCGGTCAAGGCGATCAACAAAACCGCGGCCGGCGAAGTAGATGTATCGAATATCGTAGCCCCTCCCCTCGCGCCGGGAGTGGAAGCCCCGGGAGATCCGGACCTCGCATGGGGGATGCCAGCGCCAACGTCTTTCGCGGAAGTAAAAGCCGCGGGAGTTTCTGCGGCTGCTTTCCCGGGGGATCTCCTTGCGTCCACGATCGCCGGCTTGACCGGGATCACGGAGCTGGCGACGGGTGGGAGTTTGGAGAAGGCGGGAAAGACGATCGAGGCAACGACCGCCGCTTTGTCTCCCACGGCCGCGGCCCAGCCGCTTCTATCCGAAGAAACGAAAGCGGCCCAGGCGCGGCAGATGACCGCGGTAGGTGCGATGATCCCCCCGGGTGGGGTAGTGGCTCAAAGCGCAGAAGCTCTTGGGGTAGACGAAAAATATACTCCGCTGGTGGAAGCCGGGACGAACATCCTTGCGATCGGCGGTCCTACGGCATGGCATTTCGTCAAGCCAAGCGTCCTGAAAGCTCTTGGCCCCGATCGACTCTACAACGATCCCAAAGTGCGGCCGCTGGGCGAGGTTTTGAGAGAAGAAGTAGATGGTGGGAGGCTTTCCCCGCAAACCGCGGCCGATATCGTCACGGCCGTTTGGCAGACCGGGGATCGGTACGGGATCGCCTTCCAGGATCCGAATTGGCTGGGAAAGGTGTTGGGAGCGGAATCTCCGCGATATGCCGGCACGGTACGGGCCAAAGGACCGGCAAAGCTGGGCCCTGCCCCCGGTCCTGAACCGACTCCCGGCCTTCCTCCGGGGCCTGTACCGCCCCCGGGACCCCCTGAATTGACTCCCGGGGGGCCGCTACCTACCCCCATGCCGGCGAAATTCCCGATCAAACCAGGGGTGGACTTTCAAGAAACCTGGCCAACGCCTCCCTCTCGAGCTCTCCCCGAGGCGTCCGGGGTGGGAGTATGGAATCAAGCGACCGGGGGACGCCCTGGGACCGTCATCAACCCGAATTTGCCCGTCAAGGGCCGTCCTGGCCAAGCCTGGGTCGCTCCACCGTCGAATTTACCCCCGCCAGCGCCCCCAGCGGCCCCTGTAGCCCCGATCTCCCCGGAAGCCGGCCCTACCCCCGTCCCCGGGGTAGAACCAGCCGCGGAGCGTAGAGCGGAGCCCCAGGTGGGCCCTCGGGAGCGGCGGGATCAGTCCCTCCGGAAGATCATTGACGAAATGAGCCAAGAGGACATGAAAGATGCCCTCCGGTACGACGAGCTGACGGGCTTGAAGTCGAAACGGGCCTTTGCCGAGGAAGCCAGCTCGAAGCCGGTCAAGGTGGCCCTCGATGTGAACGGGCTCAAATGGATCAACGACAACATCGGCCACGGTGTAGGCGACCAGGTACTCCAAGCCGTAGCTGATTCGATTTATCAGGCGGGAGGGAAAGGGTATCGGATCTCCGGAGACGAAATGGCGCTCCTGGCCGATCATCCGATCGCCGCCGCGGAAGCGGTCAAAGGGATCCGGGAAGCTCTTTTGAATACGGAGATTGTCGCTGTTCGCCCGGATGGGACGAAACAAGTCCTCAAGGGATTAACCGTTACGAGCGGAATAGGAGGGAAGCTTGATGAAGCCTTTCACAAACTCAACGCCGACAAAGAAGCCGCCATCTCCCGAGGGGAAAGAAGCTCCGAAAGGGGAGGACGCCCTCCGGGACTTCTTCAAGTCCCAGCCCAAGGGGACGAAATTTCAGGTACGCCGGCCCCCGAAAGCGCCAAGCCCGAAGTAACGACAACCGTTGCCATCAAGACTCCTGGCCAGCAATTTTCGACGGCCAGGGAAAAGAAGGTTGCGGAGAAAAAGCAGAAGGCCATAAATCAGACGCCGATCGCCCGGGTCCGGAAGGGTGGCGGGATCAAATGGAACGAGGCGATCGCCGGGGAGATCCGGGCCTATGCCAGCCGCAAGGAAGGCGGGAACAAAGCGACAGCTCTCCAAATGCTGTTCCGGCGCCCGGACAAGAACCCAAAGGGTTTTGCGAAGGCGATGGGCTGGGATGCCTGGGTGCAGACGTTCGCCCAGGACGGGACCCTGCCGGCCGATGCCGGTATAGGGGATCTGTTCGATCTCCTACTCGAGAACAAGCCGGGAAAGGGAGCCGGCCGCGGGGACCTGGGGGAGAAGTGGGCAGAGGACAGCGCCCCTTCCGAGGAAATGCTGGTGGAGCAGGAAGCGGAAAGGCAAAAGGCCGCGGATCTCGAGAAGTCGAAACAGCGGCAAGCCGAGATCGACGCCCTCGCGGAACCCAAGGGGGATCTCCGCGCCGGGGACGTAAGCGCCGACGAGCTCGAGACGGCCGAGGGAGTAGATGGGAAGTGGCGCGTCATGGCCGATGAGTCGGAAGTGGCGGGACCCTACAAGACCGAAGCCGAGGCGAAAGAGTACATCGAAGGGATCAGGAAAGATGAACTGACCAGGCCCTCAAAAGAGGTTTCTCATGCAGACCAACTCCGTATGTCCTTGCGGGATGACGAGGAAAGGGCACATTTCGATACCGCTTGGAGTGAGACAGGGGCAACTGACAAGGAAATACTTACGAAATTGAGCGGATTTTGGCATACAGAGGGAGGAGCTTCCGGTAGGACGTTCGAGGCCAAGGACAATCATCAATTTTACTACAAAGGGGGGACCTTGACGCCTTCCTTCCGCATTGGCTACCCCGGGATCGTATACAAGGGGAAAACGCTGGCGAAACTCGCCAGGGAAACATTTAACATTCCGTTTCCCGGGGAAGGGAAGCCACAGCTCAAAGCCGAGGCAGAAGCGGCGCCGCTGATCGAGCAAGGAGCGCCCCCAGCAGAGACGGGAGAAATCGCGGAAGCCTTCATGGAGGCGGGAGACGCGGCAAAGGATTCAATCAACGGGAAAGATTTCCAGGTAACGCATATCTTCGACCCCCCGGAGAAGAACGAGATCGTCCGGACGCAAGACAAGGTGAAGCGGTACGTTGCCGACAAGGGCTGGATGACACCGAAGGATGCAAAGGCCGAGATCGTCAAGTGGAAAGCGAACGCAAAAAACCAGGACAAGCTGCGGGTAAATGCCGGCAAGGTCGTTCTTTCCCTGTTCGACCTGACCGGAGAATGGGCAAAGCCCTGGGCCGAAGCCGGCTACGATGTTTTCACCTTCGATATTCAGAATGACCCATCGGAGGACATCAATAAATTCTCCGCGCAATTCCTGAATGAAGATTGGGGGGCTTTCGGCGGAGATATATACGCGATCCTTTCCGCGAACCCCTGCACGGATTTTGCGGTAAGCGGCGCACGGCACTTTGCCGTCAAGGACGCGAACGGGAAAACGGTCGAATCCGTTGAGCTGGTACAGCAAACCCTCCGGACCATCGAATACCTCAAGCCCCAGGTGTGGGCGATCGAGAATCCGGTCGGTAGGATCGAGAAGTTGACCGGCCTCCCGCCCTGGCGCCTTTCGTTCGACCCGAACCATTTCGGGGAACCGTATACGAAAAAGACCCTGCTTTGGGGCCGCTTCAATGGGGATCTCCCGATCGCGCCGGTGGAACCGACCGAGGGCTCCAAGATGTGGTCGCAGTACGGAGGGAAATCGCAGAAAACCAAGAACGCCCGGGCCGAGACGCCCGAGGGCTTCGCCTACGCCTTCTTCCAGGCGAACAATTTCCACGACAATCGGGTGATGGCGATTGCGAATAAATATGATCGCCTGGATCGCGGGATCATCGAGAAGGCGGTCAATTCCGGGATGACGGAACAGGAGATCGGCGCCGTTGTGGACGATCATTTCTACATGGATCTTGATGACAAGGCCGCGGAGAAGGCGCTCCGGGAGGCAACCAATGAGGCAACCGGGGCGCAAAATGCTCGAGAGGAAGCGGGGCATATAGAAAGAATCAAAACTTCGAGGGCCTACAAGGAAGCCGTGAAATTCCTCGATGACGGGAAGCTCCTGGCCTATTCCCGCTTCAAGACGGGTCCGTTTAACCTCAAGGACGCCGCGATCCCGGGAATAATCGAAGCGCTCAAGGATTCCGGATACATCGAAAAAGGCGGCTTGATCGGCACGGAAAAGGATTTCGCGGAATTCGAGGATGCAAGCGAGAAGGCCGGGAAGATGCCCGAGGGGATGAAGCTCGAGATCCCGGGGGTAGCTGAGGAAGCTCCAAAGGGCGAACCCTTCAAGCTCGAGACGGAAGAAGCTCCGGAAGCCGAAGCGCCCCTGATCCCCGAGGTAGCCGGCGAACAGCCAGAGATACCCGGTATGGAGGGACAGAGAGCAAAGTACCGGGCGACAGAGAAGGCCCCCCCCGCGCCCCCTCCCGAGGGGGGATTATTCGGTCCTCCCAAGAAATCGGGGATCCTGGACAATGAGCGGGGAGCTGTAAACCTCGATTTCCTTGTGGCCATGGTAGAAGCCGGGGATCATATCCGGCTGGGGGTGAAACGGCTTCTGTTCCCGACCGGGATCTCCGCGAAGCACTTGACCGCGGCCGAGATCATATCCAGCAAGGTAGGACGGATGAACCGCGCGGCGTCGATGGCGGTAAACGTCCTGAAAAAAGACCGGAG